GTGGTCAGTTCTTCTTCCAAAGCCTTATATCCCGAAATAGTTTCTCTTCCCTCAAAAGCCAGTTCGAGAGCCTTGCGATGGATTGTTTCGTGGATGTCCCTATAAGGGGAGAAGGGTTCCTGTTTGGGACGACCTACGCTTTTCTTGGTTGGCACATAGTCTGGCAGAAGTTCGGGAAGTGATTGGTCATTGATGCAGAAGGCAAATGGCAGAAAGTCTTTGGAACGGGTATGCACACTTTCCACTTTGCTGATGTTGTTGTCGTCCTTGTCTTTCTCGATTTGGATGACAGTCTCGGCCTTGTTGTTGATTTCCGTGCCGATGTGTCCACGGGCATTTTCATCGCTTTTGTTCTGGTGGAGGATGGTGTGAAGATGAATCTGGTATTCGTCAGTCCACTGCATGAGTTTGGAGATTACGCACGTGGCTTCGCTCGGAGAATTGATGTCATAGACCAAGTCGCGGATTCCGTCAATCACCACGAAACCGAGACCCTCAATCTGACTGATTGCATCATCTATGATAGCCAAACGCTCCTTGGGGTTGAACTTGCGTAGTGCGAGAAAATAGAAACGGTCACAATCCTCATTAGCCGGCAACTCTGCCAGTTTCATGATACGATGCATTACAATCATGCAATGGTTCTGACTCTGTTCGGTGTCAATGTAAAGGATGCGGCTCTTTCCTTCGGGGAAGTCCGTTGTGTAGTTAAGAACTTCCTTCCCTGACAAAGCTGCTGCCACCATAGCCGACACATTGAAAGTCTTTTTGCTTTTAGCCTTGCCTATGGATGCGCTGAAATTTCCCAATGTCCCGATAGGCACTCCGCCTATTTTCAGAACTTCCGGCTCCTGCTCGTACTCCTTTTCCAAACTGAGCATGGTATCTTGCCATCTTGTAGCGACCTGAGTAAGGTCTTCAATGGGTGCTACCGTTTCCATACTCACCAGCTTTTAGGGTTGGCTTTGTGACGTGTAGCTGCAAGCATTCGGGCGTGTTCTTCCTCTATGCTTATAGGCGATTCTCCTTTTCTGCCGCTTTCCAACCATTTGTCCAATTCATCACGATAGACAAACAAGTGTTTTCCTTGTTTGATGATTGGAATACCACCATGCTTGGCTTTGTAATAAAAGGATGATTTCGAGATACCTAAATATTCGCAGACTTCATCAACGGTCATTGGAACATGGGTGTCTTTTTTTACCTCGTTATGCTGCTGATGAAGTTTTTCTGTCAGCAGATTTTCCATACTTGAGATTCTCTCGCAGAGTTCGCCTACCACTTCCGGTAGGTCATTAAAGGTCAGTTTGTCTTTTTGCATATATAACATTGTTTTTGTTAAACATGCTGCAAACCAACACAATGATGTAATGCTGACAACTATCAGAAGGCAATAATATTTCGGTCTGTGTTGAATAACCCTAATCGGTTGAATTTGCTTTTTATTCTTGGGCTTCTTTCATACATTTGAAATGATAATCTCCGGTTTTAGGAATATCAAGGGCTATTTTGCAAACTCCGCATGTCCGGAGATTTTTAGCCAGATATTTAATCGAAGCATCTTTTAGTTCATGTGGGAATATAGTATGTATGAATGTTGCTCTATCTATAAGAGAAATGCCCAATCTCTCTCCGATGTTCCATACGAAATGCATCAGATCAATAGAACGGAGGGAATTATCTACTTTTGAACGGATTGGCTTGTATAAATCAGACTGTCCGTGCACAAAATACTCTATGTTTTCATGTAGAATTTCAAGATCTTCTTTTGAAAGAAATTCCGTCATTACAAATGTGGTATATTCATGAATGACACGCTTAATGTCTGCCTGCCTTTCTGCTTTTTCACGTTCAATTTCGGCGGCACGCACTTCATAATTATCCATATAATCATGTTTTACAACTAAGTTTCCCGGATTTATATCCTTGTCCTTTGGGCACTCCGGATCAATCTCCTTAATTTGTTCGGGTAGAGGTCTTACTTGCTTGCCAAAAGACAAACTCAATTCATTCTTTGTAATGAATCGGAAAAAGAAACGCTGAAGTACTCCACAGGCAAGTATCATTGCCGTGATATATAAAATAACTGGAGTGGAATACTCCATCAGGTTGATATGGCAACTGAGATATAAATAGGAGTCTGTTGCCCAGTAAAGGATGACACTTACTGAAAGTATGAAACTGGTTCTTTGAGGAGTGATTTTAATACTATTCGTCATAAACTGATACTGTTTGAGTTTTACAATAAGACAAATGTATATGCAGATTTCCAAATAGTTGCTGTTTGTAATAGATAATCGTTCAGAATTTAAGAAAAAATATGCTCAGAGTATGATTTGATGCAAAATATCATACTCTGAGCTATAATAACGGGATTATTTGAACCTTAATTCTTACTTGCGGATTAAAGAGATTCTGTTGCTGGCTTCACGCTTGTTACTGTCTACAACTTTCATGTACCGTTGTGTCGTGGTGATACTTTTATGTGCCATATTACTTTGAATGGTACGTATGTCTGTGCCGGCTGCTCCTTGAAGTGTTGCGTATGTTCTTCGGTAGGAGTGGAAAGTGATATTCTTGGTAATACCGGCTTTGCGAATCCACTCTTTCATGGGTTGCTGTGTCCAACTGCGTTTCAATCCTTTAAATACTAATCCGGTTTTTTCCGGAGAATAGCCGATCAATTGCAGGGCTTCGTCACTGATTGGAATGATGTCCTCTGTTTTGGTCTTTTGGGTAATTGTATGGACACATTTTCCTCCGGCTGCAAAGTCAACGATTTCATGCCATTGCAACGATAATATGTCGCTGATTCTAAGACTGGTCAGACATGAGAACAATGCCGCTGTCTTCAGAATCGGCTTTTTGCAAGGTGTTTCTGCCAATTTGTATAGTTCTTCCACACTTAGATAATCTTTTGGAGTATCTTCTGTTTCGATTTTATCCAAAAAATCATTGATATTGGTTTTGATTAGCCGATTGCGATAAAGGATTTTCAAAAGTCCCCTGAATGTTGACCAATAGCCGGAAGCAGAGTTCTTTGAAATGCGACCGTCACGCCTGAGTTGCTTGGCATTTAGCAGATACTCCCGGAACTTATTGCAAAGGTCAATATCAATTTCTTCAAAAGTACATTTGCCATGAACGAAGTTGTAGAAATGGTGGTACACAAATTCCCACTTTTGGTCATGCTTACGAAGCTGCTTACGATAGTATTCCAAAAAATCCGCTTTGAGTTTGTGCCTGTCAAAGAAATCATACCTGTCATTTACGATAGACTCAAAACGTCGGCATCGGATAGCTTCAGCCTTTTCCGACATAGTTGCATTGAAGTTACGTTCGCGCTCATTCTTGGGATTGGCATAAATATAAATGTTCAATCCTTCGTGGCGGATGGTTTTCATTGTTTCCTGGTCACGATAGCCCGGATAATAATCCAGATAGTAAGAAAGCATCCCGTTTTTCAAAGGACGTGTTCTCAATGTTACTGTTTTACATTCTAACATGGTTACAATTATTATTAGTTTATACTTGATTTGCTGCAAATGTCCGTAATGGCTTGACACAGACAATACTCATTTTTAGAATCATTTTCTGGTCTGCATAAATTCAGGATTAGTCTTATTTTCGGGCTCCCATTACATGGTCAAATTCCACTTTCAGGAATCTCACGAAACGACCTTTCTTCTCACGTTTGATTTCGTGGAACTGCAGAATGCCATAGACAGAATCCCGTGTGAGATTGTATTTCTTCATGGCTTCCTGCACGGTGTAGTACTCCGAAGCATTATCTTCGGCAGTCTGCTTGGATAGGTCAAAATGTAGCTTCGAGTAGAATATCTGACCGTGTTCTTTTTTGGACGGGATGTTGTTGCGATAGACATGGGAGCGGATGGCAACCCGACTCATACCATACTTTTGTTCTATCTCTTCGGGAGTGTACCATTCGGTCAGATCATTATCTGTCTTGTATTTGGCAAAAGCAGCATCAATATGCTTTTTGCTGTAATAGTTGAACTGACGGATTTTTACTTTTGGCACATTATGCTCCCGTGTATAAGTCCATACCCATTTGGTGTTGACCTTGTATTTTTGGGCAATTTCTTCAGCAGTGTAATATTCAGCAATATCAAATTCGACTTTTGACATCACACGTTCATAAGGTTTAGATTTAAGCAAAAGTTCTATATCAGCTCTTCGAATAAAAGACATTCGTGAACTAATCCGACTTGCTCTCAACTTATCCTCTTTGACTAATTTGTAGATGTACTGACGAGAAACTCCCATCAATTTAGCTGCTTGTGAAAAGGTAAAGTACTCTTGATTTTCCAGCATCTTCTTTACCTCCAACAATTCTTGACTTTGAATGAGCTCCATTCTTCGCTCTTTCATTCGATGTTTGTAGCCTCGTTTAGAACATTGAGGACTACAATAATTGGTGGTGGTTTTCTGTGCTATAAAAGGTTTACCACACCATTGACAAATTCTTTTTACTTCCATGTTGTTTTCTCCATATTTTTAGTGAAACCATAAAGATTTAATTTCCCTTTTTGTCTCTCTACGTAAACCATTGTTCACCCATGTCGCCAAATGCGTCACTGTGACATCGGGGACAAACCCCAATTTGTTTCGCGGTAGAAATACGGTAGAAAAATATGGTGAACAACACTATCCAATCGCGATGAACTGGATTTTGGGTAAATAAAAAAGCCGCTGAAATTCAGCGACTTCATTATAGTTGATTCTAATTCGTTGCGGTTAATTGCGATGTATCATTTCCCGACGCAAAATGTTATTAATTTAGTATAATATATTGATTTGCAAATAGATAAATGTTTGTTGCACAGATAAAAGCAACAGAATAGCAACAAAAATGTTTAGAAACTCTTTTTTGTGGCTTATTCAGCAACAAAGATATACATATTTGGGATATTTAGAAACTTTGTTTCAAATGTTATCTGTAGTTACTTCTCCTACTATATATCAAAGACGCAAGAGGAGCGAAAGATAAAATAAGGCAGGGATTCCACGGTTTGCGGAAACCCTGCCTTATTATCTGAAAGTTATTTTCATCGAATTTTTTGTATGTGCCGCCCAAATGTTTTATTGGTGTAAATTATCATTGCCGGAATCATCGGGGCACAGAAAACGCCATTCGGTGTTAGCTGACTTCTTGATGTTATTCCCATGTGCATGTATCTTTATTTGATAAATTCAGAAGCAACCCACAAGTCTATTTCTTTATCCCAATCAACTTTTACTCGAATTTTGTATTTGCCAAATTTAGCCTCAATCAATTTACACTCATTTGTTGGATTTAGTATAAAAACCTTTTCTGATAATATCATTTCTTCCAACCTGCTTTCGTCTTTTCTATTGCAAACCTTGTTCAATTCTGCAAAATCATCTTCACTGACAGCGGAAAGACATTCTTGAACCACATAAACCTTATCTCCTACATTGGGTAGTTTCTTGCCATTTCCACAAGAAAGGAACAGCCACATAGATATGATTAATAAAATAACAATCCTCATAATAAATATTTTTTTGCCGCCTCAATCAGAGTATCGGCATAGTTATAAATGTCATTGATTGAATTTAACTTGTACATCTTTTCACTTTTGTTTTCGTCAATGACCGCAAGCCTTTTTCTTGTAGGAGGGTCAAAATAAAAGCGACAGACAGTCTTTCGCACATTATTGTCTATGGAAACACCGAAATAAGAACGTGTGTCTTTATAAGTTATCCGTTCAGCCGGGAAAATGTTTCTTAGAAGTGATTTCACGATATAGAATGCTTCCAGTTCTTCTTCTGTGGTAACAATCCCGTTATCGGGCTGTTCTTCTTCTGTCGGTTGTTGAACTGCTGGCGTGCCCTCTGTGGGCTGTTCTTCATCCTTTATGGCGGCTTTCAGCCTGTCTGATATTATATCGCTAACATAGTTGTTGATTGTGCGCTTTACAAGGGTTGTGAACTGTTCAAGTACTTTTGGGGTAAATACACCATCGTACACTTGCTTCCCGAAGAAACGCACAAAATCAGGGGACGGATTCGTGAACTCTTTCCCGATGACGGTTCGCAGTTCCCCCATGTATTTAAGTTCGCTTGCTGAACTCAGAATCATATCAACATCAAAATACGATTTATGGAATTTCTTCAATTCTTCGATTTGCGTGTCTTTCAGGTCAAGCATATTGATTTCCAAGAACGGCTTTTCATCCATAATGTTTGGTTCTGAAAGGTCAGTGTAAAACCTGTATGTTATGCCGTTGGTCAATACGCCGAATTTTGCCTTTGAGACATTGAAGTAACGTAACAGTTGATTGTCATGCAGGTTCAGGTCTTGTTCCCAATGCTTGCACTCAATAAGTATAATCGGCTCGCCGTCTTTCATTATGGCGTAGTCAATTTTTTCGCCTTTCTTTGTGCCGATGTCACAACACATTTCGGGCAACACCTCCAAAGGGTTGAAAACGTCATACCCCAGTGCGTTTATAAAAGGCATAATCAAAGCCGTCTTTGTCGCTTCTTCTGTTGGAAGATTGGCTTTGAGGGTTTCGATACGTTCTGAAATTTGTTTGATTGAATCTTTGAAATCCATATATCTGTTATTTAACGGTTCTCTTTATAGTGATTGCCGTTGTTCACAGACACACACAAAAACGTGGGCATTCTTGTTAGGTTAGAGGCATCGCCAAACGCCCAAAGTCTCAACAAGGAAATGCCCACGTACATATACGCAGGCATCTACCATTGCTTTTGAGACTTTTCGAAATTTTGGCGATTTTCTAACCCTCAAAACAATAGCAAACGCTATATTTTCAAATATGTCGGTTCAAAGATACATATAATCGCCAAAATTCCGATGTAATTTCCGATTTTATTTCTTTATCAGATAATCAGATAAGCCATTTTACAAAGGATATAATCTTTTTCCTGTAAACTATCATAAGAATGAAGATACACCCCCAAAAACCGAGAATTTGTGTCTTTTGCCACCAAGTAAGGTCACGAGGGACTTTCTCTATTTTGGTCTCTGTTACTGTCTTTGTCTTATAAATAATGCTGTCTTTGCGTTCAACTGGCTTTTCAAACTCTACGGGCTTTTTCTGTGGCTTTGTCTTCAAGTTATGAAATAGAGAGCCGTCAGGGTTTATCCGAGCGTCAGACGTTGCGTAATCGTTTTCAAGGTGTGATGTGCTGTCGGCTGTTTCACGTTCTGACGCTTGTGCTGGTATCTCAACGAAGACAGTATCAGGAACGTATTCAATTCGGGTTACGACCCTAACGTCCACGCTGTCCCGTTGATGAACATTTTCTGAAAGGCGGCGGCTTGAAGCACAGCCGCCTATAATGAATGTTAATAGCAGAAGTAGGGGAAGATGTTTCATTTTTCAGATTGTCTTTAAGTAGTTGATAATACCTTTGACATGAAGACTGACAATCGTTTCTTTTCCCGCTTCTGACAGAAGAAACGCCACGTCTTCTTTATTGTCTTGAAATAGGTTCTCAGTCAGAACAGCAGGGCAATTTGTATCCCTGCATATTGCGAGGTTCTGCTCCCAATAAGGGACTTGATGTGCATATTTTCTGACTTTCAAGCCCTCGTTCTCTGCAACTTTAATCAGAGAACGGGCGAAAGCCTTACTTTGTGTTGAAGCGTTCAAGGAGACGTGAGCCGACCAACCTCTTGCGTTCATCCATTGAGAACCGTTTCCCGCTGCGTTGCAATGAACAGAAACAAGAATGACGTTCTTTGTCCCTAATCTGTTACAAATGGCATTCACACGTTGACACCGTTCCCGGAGGCTGATGTCGTTTTCTTCCGTGACGATACGTTCAGCGTCAAAGCCTTGTTTTCTCAACTCTGATACAATTCTTCCGGCGATTTCTCTTGCGTATTTGTACTCTCTCAAAGAGCCGTCAGGGGAACGCTTACCTGCCGTATCAACCCCATGACCGTTGTCGATTAAAATCTTCATAACTTAAATTTTAAATGTTATCTGTATTCAGGCAATATGTATTGAATATTTACAGCCGCTTCATGCATGATTTTACGGGCTTCATCTTCTGAAACATTTATAGGGTGCGTAAACTCACAGAATATGCTCCCGACCCAATCGTAACGGTTATCATTGAGGCGTTTTATTATCACCGCCTGACAGCCGTAACTTGACAGAATGGATTTAGCATACTTGTCACTTATTTCATTATCTATGTCAGTCACGTACATGAACAAGTTTTTTACGAGTTCACTACTGAATTTTGCGACCTCTGATATATGTAAGTTCTGAACGTGTGGTTTCATAGGCTCAATTCCCTTTCTTTTGACCTCATAATAAATAGATAACAAACTTTCATTCCCGAGTGGGTGTGGTTGCATTATATACACCCTGTCCGCATCAAGTTCGTGAAGAACGCCCCAAAGTTCCCCGTAAACGATAGATGAATTGTCGGCACGGCGAATGCTTTTGATTTCTTCATCCTTTTTAAACTTCTCAATCTTCAAGTCAGTAAATTTGTTCTTCGCATATTGGTTATATGCGAACCAAGCTGCAATGATTGTCCCTATTGCACTGATGATAGCGGGTAAATATTCCATAAGCCTTTGATTTTTATTTGCAAAGATATACAAAGTGATTACATTGTAATCACTTTTAAAGATATTTCATTATAACCTCCTTTAATTCTGTCTGTTGATAATTCTTGCTGTATAGGTTAATGGATAACCGCCTTTACTACCGCTTTTGCTTGAATCATATATAAGCAATACCGTAAGGCTGTCACCCGCTCCCATTGCCACGCTATCCCAGTGGTCATTATCCCAATGCACAAGATTTGGGTAATCAGAAGTATTCCACGGATAGGTTCCATCGCTACTCTGTTTGCCGTTTCTCCCGTATATGTTAAAGTCCTTTGAATCAAGGTCTGCAATAACGGTAAATTCTACACAGAACTTTGTGCTTGTTCCTATACCAAGAGCACTTCTCACCTCTGAAAGTTTAGGCAACGTGATTCCAGAACCGCCAACGCTGCTATAAATGACCCAACGATTATTGTCTTTAAGATTTGAATAACCATTGTAAATTGTGTTTGCTGCAGAAAGCGTAAACTTACTGTACTTGTATCCGTCTATCCATCCGTTCAGAGTTCCGTTTCCTTCCCCTAAGAACGCATGATTATATGCTCCGTTTTTAGCAGAAAGAAACATTGCTATATTCCGACCCAATCCCCACCAATCGGACGTGTCTTCATTCTCAAACCTTGCAACGGCTCTTAACCCTGATGACGTGGGTAATACATTCCCACCGATACCCGCAAAACATTTATGCGCATCATTACGGAATATGACATACGCATCATTATTAAACGGCGTGTTAGTAAGCCCGTTCCCGCTGACACTGAACCCAGCTATTTTTGAATTCCCGGTCACAGTCAAGTTTTCTGCAATAAGTTCGGTCACTTTAACCAATTTGGCAAGCAAAGCCGCTGTAACTATAAGTTCTGCGTTAATCAATGTTGTGTTGATTTTGCCTCCTACAATAATGGTTTCATTCGCGGCGGCTTTCTCTGCCAAATCAGCGAAATTCGCGTAACCCAAATCTTGTGCAATGGCGTTCTTTGCGCTCTCAACGGCGGCGTTGGCGGTGTTGAGAACTGAATCGGAATATCCTTTCAGCGTATCTTGAATAGCTTTATTGGCAGCTTCTACGGCTGTGTTGAAATCCGCATACGCACTGTTAAATGTTGAATATTTGCTGTCAACATTGTTTTTTTCAGTTGTGGTGGTCTTGCCGTCCGCAATGGCTGAATTGATTGCGCTTATCAGGTTATCAATACTTCCCATGAGCGTGACCTTGGCATTCAGAAGCCCGGTCTTCGCCGTTCCTGAGAGATAGGCGTTTGTGTACAGCTTGTTATATGCTGCTTCCACAGCGGCTTTCGTGTTGTTGACCGTGTTGATGTATTTTTCAATCGCCTTTGCCTCCGCTTCTGAAATGATACCGTCTGAGAACGCACCGTCCACATATTCATTCAGGTCTCCGATAGCGGTATTGGCGTTCTTTGCGCTCTCAACGGCGGCGTTGGCGGTGTTCTGCGCCTGATTTATCAAACCGTTCACTGCTCCCCATTCATCAAGTTCATATAAGCCCGATGAGCCGGAAGTGAATTTTATTTTCCCGGATATGATACCTTTCAATAAATCAAAATAGGTGTTTCCGTCTGTGGAAACAATTTTGTCAGTAGTTATGCGCCCCGGTAAGATTTCAGTAAAACCGTATAGAGTGACAAAACTTCGCTCTTCATTATATTCTGAGTTCAGAACACCGACAAGAAGATGATAGAAGCCTGAAACGCCCTCTAATTTGATAGCATTTTCAGACAGGATAAAAACGCCATTTTGTTCCGTCTTTGAGACTTTGGCATACAGGTAATATTTCTTTTTACCGTCATCAAGCACTGCGCTTGTGTAAGCGGTTATGTCCCAAAATTTGTATTCCGAGACCTTGTGCGATGAACTGACCGTATTTATTCCAAGGGTCATGTGCTGGATGATACCCGCCGCCGCTGTCAGTTGTTTCGTCTCGTTATCATAGACGATTCTGTGCGTAACCGGGACGGGATTTGTCTTTGAGTTCACAAAACGGAATTGAAGACTTTCATCGCCCACAAGCATTGACATCGTTTGAACGGCTATCGGGTTGATTGAGTTCGTGAAATTATCGAGCAAGGCTTCTTCCAACATGCTGATTGTTTCCTTTGCATCCCTGAACCGTCTTTTAGTGAATTGAATAGCGTCATGGTGGAGGTCATCAACGATGACTTCCTCACTTATCAGGTCTTTCAGTGTTGATGACACGCTGCCGCTTACCGTTGTGTTTGAAAGTTCAATCACAGGGCTGTGCGGTTTGTTGATGTAATCTTTAATACCTGTTATCCGCACGAGGACACCGTCTTTCTGAAATTGTTCGTCAGAGAAACGAATATACCCACCGAGTTTGATGCGTCCACCGATGTTTACCCAGTCTTTTTTCGACCATATCCCGTCAAGTTCTCCCGTGAATGTGAATTCGAGGTCTTCATTATCAAACAGGTGTTTTATAGCTGCCCGGAACATATCCCATGATGCGCCTGTTTTCGTGGCGTTATCGCAAATGTAAGCCGTTGGGAGCATACATTTGAATACAGCATATTTATCGCCCGCTTTGGGGGCAAATGTGGTGTTTGGCATGGTTTGCCCGTCTATATCTGCGGGAACAATCTCAAAGCGGCGTGCAGCTTTACCTTTGACCGAATCATGGTAATATTTGACCTCAAATTCACGCCCGGCGAGCATACCCGACTGAAAAATAACGGTCATAGTTTCTCCCTCTATCAAATAGTCTTCATAATTCAGGGAAGACGGGATTGACGTGTCAACAAAGTCATAAAAGTTGTTTTCTTCATCAACAACTACAACCGTACTGACCGTACCGACACGTTTTGGGTAAATCTCGGAACAGTCAAGACTGTCTTCGGCAAGCGATGACAGTTCTTTATCGTAACGGCGTATTGAAAACCCCGCTTCATCAACGATATATCGGCGGGCGTTGCTGGCAGTAAAACCGTCTTCATCTTCAAAGTGCTCGCCGTCATAAGCGAGTGTTTGGTTCTTTGGAAGAAGAAGTTCAGATGAACCATACTTTGACGGGTCTATATTATCCGTACCGCCTTGAACAAACAAAATTTCTGTTGGTGGATTGTCACCCGTGTTTGAACGTGCGACACCCGGTTTGAACCCGTTGCCACGTCCATAAGACAGCGGGAGAGGGTTACTTTTGTTGTATTCAATCTTACGTAACGACACACATTTCCCCACAAATTCATATTCAGTCTTGAACGTTGAAGCCATGCGGGTAAGAGCGTCAATACAGAAATTATGGTCATAGGCAATTAAGGTTTCAACACCGTCAATACATTCGCCAACCGTCCAGCCTTTGTCACGGCGGTTCATGTTATCAACAAACATTTGAAGATGTTCATGCGGCTTTGCTGTCAACGTGAATTTCAATCGCCCGTCAACCGGGTTTCTGAATTTCCAAAATTTTGCGTTTGCTTCTGGCGGTTCAAAAAGCACCGTGTATTCAAACAGTCTTTTATGTTTCATCTTGAAATTCTCCGGGCGTTTGAGCGTGAACGTTTCGCCCTGAAACTCACAGTATGAACCTACCGGAATTTTAACGTGTTCAGGGAGCGAATAATACAACGTCAAACTATGGTCGCCCATAATAGCCCTGTTTCGGTAGCTGTTATCGTCCACCTCAATTTCAAGAATCTTATTCCCTGTATTGTTGTAAATAATCATATTTCTAAGCATTAAGTTATTTTTCCCGAATTTCCCCGTGGTTGAATTTTCTTTTTTAAATGATATGATTATATTGTAATCACTTTTAAAGCGTTCTACGGGGCTAAAAAAGCCTTTCAAGGAATAAATATTCTTCCCGTCACATAATCCAAGCATGAACCGTGACGGGAAGCGGTTTCTACAAGTTACAAAATGCCGAGTTCAAGGCAATCTTCGTCCACTTGTGTTTTCAGTGTGGCACGGGCTGTTAGATAATCCTTATAAGCGGCAATTCTCGCTTTGGCTTCATCGGTTGTTTTAGCCCCTCCATACATGCCAAGATTAGCTGCATTGTACTCATTGACAAGTTTCTGTTCCTGATTGTTGTCCCATTTCTCCGTTATAACGGCTTCTGTTATCTTGTTTGAGGATAGTGGCGACCAAACGGTCACTTCTTCACATTGCCATTGTTCCTGCACTGAACTTTCATCCGTATCAGCGAGTTCGGTTGTCTCAGCGGTGGCGGGTTTTTCAACTTTCTGAATGTTGAAGCGGTAAACGTAACTTCCGTTTCCGACAGCCTCCAATTTGGTCGGCTGATTGTCATAAAATGCTATCATAATAACACGGTTTAATGATTGTTTTTAATAAATGTTTGCTATCACTATGTTTTGCCCAACCGAGCCACGATGCGACAGCCTGTTTGTAAGCCTTTGCGTCAAGCGGAGGCTTGCGGCGGTTAAGCCGTGAAACGGTATGGCAGAAATTTTTCTTTATGCTCTTTCTAATAAGTTTCTGATTGCGATAAAACTTATAACCGACATAATCAAGCGCACGCCCGCTTCTGTCGTAACGGTTCTTTGCGATAGGGAATATTTGATAATTGCTTTTGATATTCAGTTCAAGTTCTTCCTCTATATAACCTTTGATGAACTTGAAAACCTGATGGAGAACATCCTTGCTTTCCGCAAAGAACGGTATATCGTCTGCATATTCAACCGCTTCGATATGCGGCTTCTCTTTCAGTTTCAATGCCATTCTGACAAGTTCAGGCAAGCACTCGTTTACCCAGTGCATGAAATAGCACAAATTCAGGTTGGCGAGATACTGACTGAGATAATTCCCGATTGGAAGTCCCTGTGCGCTGTCTATGATTTCGTCAAGAAGCCACAACAGGTCAGCGTCCTTGATTTTACGGCGTATCAGCCTTTTCATCACGTTGTGACTGATTGAGGGATAATACTTCTTAATATCAATTTTCAGGCAATACAGGGGTTTTCCCTCAAACTCCCTTATTATCTTATCAACCTGACGGGCGCACCCCTCTATACCACGTTTCTTGATACAAGAATAAGTATTGTACGTGAAAGTTTTGACCCATATCGGTTCAAGAACATTCATAATTGCATGATGTACTATTCTGTCAGGATAGTACGGAAGACGGAATATAAGCCTTTCCTTTGGCTCAAAAATCGTGAAGACATCATAAGGAGAGGTTTTGAACGTCTTTGTCAGCAAGGCTTCATGTAAGGCAAGAATATTCGCTTCACGGTTCTTGTCGTGAACCCTGACCCCGTAAGTATGCGTTTTACCCTTGCGAGCCTTTCTGTCAGCTTCCCGCAAGTTTTCAACGGATATTATTGTGTGATATAAGTTTCCTATTCTTTTCATATTTCTGCTTTGCTTTTCTTAGTCAGAGCCTTCGGTAGCCCATACAACGGGCGTTCCTACCAACACTTTTAGGAGGTTTGCTTGAAATTTTTTGCCAAGTGGCAAGGTTGTCATTCCTTTATTTTGTTTCATATTGTCAGAACCAATTTAAAGCATAGGTGAGAGCCGATGTTCGCATTCGTATTCGAGGGGGTGTTATTCGAGTTCGCATAGGCGAGACCTGCATTCGCACTGTTATTCGCATTACCGCTGAACAGGACACCATAAGAATGACCCACCTTTTATGTTGTTATCTCATAGTCTGCTCATTCAAAATAATATCTGTTACCGTTACTTCTCAAAGTCACCTTTCTTGGGAACTTGTTTAACTCCTTGATTTTCTTCAATACGTAAAGAATATCAGTAGAACCCGTGAAGAACTTCTTCGCATCAGATTCCAAAGCGTCTTTCGTCATCTTGATTTTGACAAGCGTCTGACCCTTTGTCCCTTTACTTTTGCTGAACCTTGTCGGTACTTCTTCAATGAAATCAACCACCCAAAATGTGGTGTTCACGAGTTTTGATTGTGTCGTTTCATCGCAGTTGAAACTTCTGCTGTTTTCGTCTCTTGGGATATTCAGGAAAGCGAGTGTTCCGTCATCCTCTTTCGGTATATTGTTCATTTCTTCAATCATTATTTTTATACTGTTATTATTTGAACCCTGCCCCACAAAGAGGCAGGGAAAAGGTTATCACTCAAAGTGTGCTACGATGCCGTGGGGATAAAGCAAAGGCGAGAGCCGATGCTCGCAGACGTATTCGAGGGGGCGTTATCCGAGCGCGCACAGGCGAGCCCCGCATGCGCACTGTAAGCCGCAATACCGCCGAACAGGACACCACGCAACACTTCGCCTGAACTTGGAATGTTGGTATAATGGTAATCACAGAAATAAGTCGTAGAGCCACCGCCGACAACATCAGGTATGATTTCGCCTCCCTCTCCGAAAATGACAGACTTCACATAAGCCTCCGTGCGGGCTTCATTGCCGACATGGGAATAACCCGTATAATTGCTGTCATTGAACTTTTCGGGGTCATCTGTGACAAAAACCTTACTCAGCCCTCCTGCGGCGGCTGACTGTATTTGAATGTTGATGCCGTCCGTCCATTGCCAGATATGACCGAAAGGATTTTCAATACCACGATAACGGGGAACATTGACTTTCTTGATTGAAGAATCATATTCGGTTGGCATGGAGTATTCTTTTATGCCCGTTCCGTTACCGAGTTCATCCGTATAACCACAAGGGATAAAAGGATAATAACCGTTGAACGCACTCCATTTGCTGCCGTCAAGTGTTGTAACCCCGTCTCCGAGACCGCCTTGTGCGTAGCCGTTGCTGTCTTTTGCGGCGTTGTACGCCTTTTGTGAATTGAGTGTGGCGTATTCAACGGCAAAAAGCCAAAATAAGTCTTTCTGAATGTCATACGTCATGCAGTTCCATTCTTTTGTTGACGACTTTCTTTTCCGGGCGTAGGCTCTGAAATTTGTACGTGAAATTGCCGTTGCAGGTCTTCCCAACAAAGTGTTACTGTTTGCGTCCTTTGATGAATCATTGTTTCCACCTCTGTAATCTGCATCATCATTCACAACAGAACAAAGGGTCGTAGTTGAACGCTGTACAGTGGCTTCATAGGCTGAAACATATTTCTTCTTCACTTGATGATAGCCGGGTAACGGATATTCAGAGAACTTCACACGGCGTTTGTTGCCCTCTGTCTCGAATTTTCGAAAATACATCGGGAGTTCTACCATGACCTGACCACGTGAACCGTCACGGGTCTGTCCCGTCCAATCCGATGGATTGAGGTATTCAACCACATTGCCGTCATCATCAAGAAGACAGCCTTTCATACGGTTGTGAACGGGCAAGGATTTGTGAAGTGACATATTGCCGATACGAGTGACATCAGGCGATGATACCGTTGTGTCGTATTCAATTCCATACATGCAGCTTTCTTCCATATTTGGCAGCAAGGCTGCGAGAGCCGCTTTTTTGCTCTCCCCGTCTTCCAATACTTCACATAAGAGATTGAACGGATTGTTACCTGAAACGTTAGGCAGGTCGCTCAACCGTTTTCCGTTTGTGAACGCTTCAATGATTTCCCTTACTTTGTTTTCTTCATCTGCTGATAGTGCCATAATGATAAATGTTTTATGTGTTAAATAATTTATTTTAATTGAACCTGAATTTGCCGTTTGCGGTCAGGCGCAAAGTTGATTTCGTACAAAGTCTGACAGACAAGGGGATAACCTCAATGTCAATAGTCCGGTAAATGCCCGTGTTCTCTGTCGGGATGACATGTATTCTGCTTGTGCCTATCCCGTTCACGGTCAGAAAACCGTCAGGGGCAACGGAAACCGCTTTGTCATCGCCCAAGAAAAGGACATTGTTACCGGTTCCTGCCGGAGATAGGCTTGCCGTTATTCTCAGAACTTCTTTGTTCCCTTTCGTTATTTTTGGGGGAAACTTTAAAGTCATAGATGTGGGCTGCTGCCTTGCCTGTGCTGTAAGTGTATCCTCTAATTCTTCCAAGCGTTCAAGCCCGGCATTCATTTCGGATATCTTGTCTATGGCTTCTTCGGTTGCTTGTTGTGCGGCTGTCGCTTGTTGTTGAGCATTTGTTGCCGCTGTATTGGCTTGTGTTATAGCGTTGTTCACACGCCCCGCCGCCGTGTCTGCCGCCGTTGCTTTTTCATTTGCCAATGCTGCCGCTGCGTTGGCAATTGCGGCTGCTGCCGTGGCGGTTGTCCCACGTGCGAGGCATTTCCACCAAGCGGTTTCAGTGACGGCATGCCCTTTATTGTTATCTTGCAATGAAAGATAACAACTGTCTTCCGTGTTCACGAAATCAAACCGCCCGTAAGTCGTCCCGGCATTGTACGTTCCCTTGTCTGTGAACGCCACTTTTCCTAAAGGTATCTTTGTCATATTCGTATAACTTTAAATTATCCAACATTCAAATAAAGTTCTCCCGTCTGTTCATCAAACTTGATAAGTTTGTCGCTTACTTCATCTTCAAATTCCATATATAGAATCATGTCATCATCGTCTATGCTGAATGTCGGGTACAGCACACCGCCTTTTGCGAGTACACCTGTATCGACATACTTTTTCTGCGCTTCATCCCATTTCCACCAATTGCCGTTGTCACCCATTTTGGGTGGGTTGTCAGCTTGCTCCTTTGCCCGGTCAGCTTGCGTGTCAGCGTTCCCCGCCGCCGTATTCGCTTTCGTAGCCGCACTGTTAGCGGAGGAAGCCGCATTGTTGGCTGAATTGGTGGCGGTCACGGCGGCTTCCTTTATTTCTTCTAAATCTTCACGGGCTTTGTCCGCATTGGAAGCGGCGGTATTTGCCTTTGTTGTCGCATTGTTTGCATTGGTGGTGGCGGTGTTCGCCGCTGCGGTTGCCTTATCAGCGTTCCCCGCCGCCGTATTCGCTTTCGTAGCCGCACTGTTGGCAGAGGAAGCCGCATTGTTGGCTGAACCCGCTGCGGTGTTTGCGCTATTGGCGGCTTCGTTCGCTTTTTGGGTTGCGGCTACAGCATTTTCATAGGCGGTCTGAATGTGTTCCAAACTTACCTTGACGCTCGTTTGAACCCCGTTTATCAGCTTAACGCCGATTGTGTATAACCCCTTCAAACTGTCGGAAAGGGTTAATTCGCTGATTTTAATCCTTTTCAATCCCATAATGTCATATTATTTTTCGTAAGTCAATCGCAAACTCCCCGTCTTCTGTCACAACCAAATCCCGTGTCTCTGTCGCGAGGACAAATTCATCATCCTCAAGCCTGAATGATATGAAACACAGGGTTATGGTAAATTTGAGCCATATTTTATCTGAACCGTAAAATTCAGACACGGAACAACTTTTATAATGGCAGGGGTATTCATAGCCTGTTTCATCAGAGTATAACATTCGTTGTTCAGGTTGCACAAGGTTATAAAGCAACGCATCATAATTGCGCCACAATTCGGTTAAACTGGCGGCTTTCATAAGGCAGTTTATCTTTACGTCCTTAGCTTTATAGGTCACTTTCTCTCCGTCATATAAAGCCCCGTTCAGCTTTTTGATATTACGCAGGAGGCAGGTCTTGACATCAGGGGATTTTTCAATCTCATCAAAAGTCCCGTCCAACACGATAATCCCGTAATCTGAGAACGGTTTTCCGTCAAGTTCATAATTATCTGACCCGTAAAGAGAGCTTTCAGGCTCTTTGTAGGCATATTCGCTCAAAGGGAAATCATCGGCAAGTTTTATCGTTATAAACCCGAGAAGCGTTGCCAAATCCGTGTTCGGGTTTGACACGAGGCGCAGGCTATAAGAACGTCCTATTTCCCTGAAATCAAATGTATGATAGGCTTTATCTGATAACAGTTCAATAAAGCCTCCCCAACGGTAATCCTTGCCTGAGAGAACAATTTTCAATGAAAACTCCTTTGTGTTCAGTGTCGGTTCAGAAAGGTCAGGTTCTATACCGTCTTCTTCCTGCCAATCGTTACTTGTGACAGCTTTCAGGGGAGGGTACGCCACAAGTTCGTTGTAGCCGCCCTCCTGAACGTATATGCCGTACTCTGTGAACGCATCCTTACCGTCTATGTAAAATCGACCTGACATCATAATATTACCGCATTTCCTGACACGTTACGAATTTGTTGGCAACCCGTTGAACCCTTGACGGAAACAACCGCCCAGCCCGAAGCGTTGATGAACGCCTTAGCCCCGTGAAGAAGAAAGACTTCATGGCGTTCAAGCGTGTCACAATTTACCGTTGCGCTTGTGCGTCCGATAAGAACCGCTTTTCCGGGGTTTTTCAGCGTGATTATACCCGCATCAATGTAAACGCCATATTTCTCAGGATTGAACGGTTTGAACAGCCTGAAAGTCGCTATATTCGGGAAACGATGTCTTATACAGAATTCCATCCCCTGCGGGCTTGTGAACAGCCGTATGAGGCTCTGTAAATCTTCCGTCCCTTTAAACATCTCACACATGCGGTATTTCTCCGCCATATTTGGCAAGGAACGACTATCGCATTCTTGCCGGGCTTGCTCTTTGACGACCCTCCATTGGGCGTAAACCTGTCTGATAATTTCTTCCATATCAATTCTTTAATTTTATGCCTTTCAAGGCGAAATCGTTAACTGTGTCTTTGGTCTCTTTGACAGAACTTTCAATGTTTTCAATGTGTCCCGCCATGTTTTCTGCGTGCTTTTCAATGTTCAAAACTGACTTCAAAATCATGTTCACGACAGAAAGAATGATTTTCGTGTTCTCGGATATTGAGTACGTGTGCCCCTGAATGGCTGTCGCACGTCCGCTCAGTTCATCAACACTTTCTTGCGAAGCCGTGGCGATTCCTTTCTGAGAGGCTTCACGGGTTGCGTCTGCCGTTACCTCAAACATTGATTTGACGTTCTCAGGCAGGTTTTCCCATATCTTGGCGAAGTCTGTCCCGACAGCGTTCAAGTCAGAAGCGAAACCACTCATAGATTGGATTACAGCGTCAAGACCGACAAACTGACCGTCTTTGAACCATTTAGCCTTATACTTGTCAAAAATCTCCCCGAGAGGTTCTTCAAGGAACTTTGATACAAGCATACGTTTCATAACGTCAGCCACAATATCTTTGACCTTATCGCCCCATGCCTCGGCGTAATCTTCGCCCGCCTGAAACGCTTCAAAAAAAGCGTTCCCGAGTTCTTGGGCAATATCGGAACTTGAACCGCCGATGATGTCCTCCACCATGTCATTGATGACAGCTACCGCCTGTTGTCCGAGTTCTTCAATCTGACGCTCCCATTCTTCTATTTTACCGTGGTCGGTTTTCTTCTTGTCTTCTTCATTCCTGATTTGTTCTTGAATAAGAAGCTGTTGCTGCGTAAGATTTCTAAGCTGTTCTTGGGCGTTACTGTATTTCTCACCCCCGAGAGCCTTATCAGCCGTGTAAGCGATATTTGCATACGCCGTGGCGAGTTTCTCTGCGGTTTTTTGGAGCAGTTCTGCATTGTTTGAAACATTGCTGAACAGGAGCCGCCAAGCCCCGGCTACATCATTGACAGCCTTTTTGTTTCTCAAAAGTTCTTTGTAAGTCTCTGATAAAGCCATTCTTACACGCTCAACGGCTTTCCCGCTGTTTTCTTGTAGCCGTACAACATCTGCGTTGTCGAGTTCCCATTGAAGCTGGTCTATTCTGTCCTGCAGGGCTTCAATTTCTTCTTGCTTCTTGTCATCATTGTTGAACAGGTTCACAATTTGCATCGCTATTGACATGGCAGCCGATATGATAGTCAGGATGACAGAAGCCTTTTCAACCGTCTGAATGGCTGTTGCCGCCGCTGTCGCTGTTCCCTGAATACCCGTGGCAGACATATTCACGAGCTGAACAATGCCGTTTATCATTGACAAAGAGGCGGTCATAATACTACCAGCCGTTGAAATGATTTCGCCCGCCACGCCTCCAACCGTATCGCCGATACTCTCAAACTCCCGTTCGCATTCTTGAAGCGTCTTGTATAAGTCTTCCCACTCTTTGATTGAACGTTTACCCGGACTGACATCATTCTTTGCCTGTGCTTTCTCGACACTCTTTTGAGCTGTTGCGACTTTGGCACGGGCTGTAGCGATTTTATCAGAAGACCCACCGTTTTTTTCAAGTTCTTCAAGTTCCTTTTCGGCTTGCTCTAAGACCTGTTTCAACTGTTTGAGGGTCAGTTCGGCGATTTCATCGCACCATGCCTTGTACGTTTCCTCACGTTGGGCAAACTGTTCATCCACGGCTTTGTATGCTTCCTGTTCTGCACGGTCAAGTTCATCTACATTTCCCTGCGTGACCCCCTGACGAAGTTTTTTGTTCCCGTCTTTATCCGTTTCATAGAGATTTTCACGTTTCTTCTCGTATTCTTCTGTTATTTTCAGGCGTTGCTGCTCATAGGTCAAAACGTCTTGCAGCATATCGTCAAGGGCTTGTTTATTACCCTTGATTTTGATTTCCTGTGCAACCTTTTCATAAGACTTTAACATTGCCTGTTGCTCGGAAGACAAGTCGGCGGTAGTCAGGTTCAGGGAAGCACGGTATTCAAGTTCTTGTTCTTTTGTTGCTTTGGGGTTCTGATTGAGCCATTCAAGCACTTTTTTGTCTTTCAGGTCTTCAATCATTTTTTGCGCCCGTTTTTCATTCTCAGCGATAAGACGGTCATAGTTCAACTGAACTTGTGCAACGGTCTTTTCATAACCGTCTTCAAGTTCATTGATTTGAGCTTGACGAATATCTATTTCAGCCTGTGCAACGGCTTCTGAAACTTTTGTTGAATACTCTTTGATTTTAGCCGTGCGCTGGGCTGTTTCATCGGCGATTTTCTGCTGTTCCTTAGCCTGCCTTTTTTCCTCGTTCTTCTCCTGTGTTGTCTTCTGTGTTGTACCAGCCTGTTCAAACAGCTTTTGAAAGTCAGATGAAACAGAGGTCATTTTCTCAGAATACTTGTTTATACGAGCGTCAATCTCGTTCAAAACGGGGTCATTGGCGATTGTCTGTTTGAACGCTTCACGGGCTTTCTTCGCACCCGCTTCCGTGTAAACCCATTCCCCGCTACGGTCAACATATTCGTAGCCTCCTTGTGTCGTGTGAGAATATCCCGGCACTTTGCTCCCCGGCTGAATTTTATCCATTTGGTCTTCAAGAGCCATTTGGCGTTCAACCCTTTTCGCATAGGCTTCATCAAGACGGGATTGCCATGCGGCTGCTTCCGCACGTTTCTGAAAGGCTTTCATCATCAAAGAAGTGTTCTTGACAAAGATGTTTTCTGCGTCATTGACACTGTTGACGGCAATTCCTAAATCCTTGAACTTAGCCTGACTTTCTTTTATCCATTCACGCTTTTCATGGGCTGATTTACAGTTCTTGTATTCTTCTTGAAGACGTTTATACGTTGAAATGGCTTTGCCCGCTGATTCGCTAACCTGTTTGTTGAACGCCTCGGCTTCCTCACGTTCTTTTTTCAAAGCGTCAGCGGCTTCGTCCGTTGACTTTCTGAAAGTAAGGAACGCTGTTGCGGCGGCAGCGAGAACAGACAGAACCAAACCGAGGGGATTTGCCTTTACTGCCATGTTGAAAAGCAGCATAGCGTCTTTGGCTGAACGCACGGCGGTTGTCAGGGATAAGAAAGCCTGAACACTCTGCCAAATAGCCATCAGCTTATGGGCGGCGGCGACAGCGATAACGGCGGCTTTATATGCTCCGTATGTGGCGATGACGGTCAAAAGGATATTACCGACTGTTTCCCAGTTCTCAATCAAGGTTGATACAAGACTGAGAGAGGTATTTATTACTCCTTCCTGAGACTGACCGATGGCATTGAACATTGATTCGATATTGTCCTCAATGTTTGAAATCTGACCATTGACTGCTTTTGACTGCTCTTCCATAAGACCTCCGAACTTGCTACCCTCGTTCGTCAGGTTCTCAATGGCTTTTTGAACCTCGGGGAAGCCTACCTTTCCGTCTTCAACAAGTTGTTTGACTTGATTTTCAGCTACGCCGAACTGTTTGGCGAGTTCTTCCATAAGAGGAATACCACGCCCCAAGAATTGGTTCAGGTCTTGTGTGTACAAGCGTCCCTGAACCATTGTCGTTCCGTACAGATAGGCAAGGTCATTGATAGGGATTGAAAGCCCGGCGGCGATGTCCCCAAGGCGAATCAGTGTATCGTTAACGTCATTCGCCGCAACGCCATAGGCAAGAAGCTGTTTCGCCGCCTGACCAATGTCTTTCATGCCGAACGGGGTTATGGCGGCTGTCTTGATAAGTTGGGACATCAGTACATCAGCCTGACCCGCAGAGCCAAGCATGGTTTTGAAAGCGATTTCAAGCTGTTGAAACTCGCCTCGTACTGTCGCTACGTGCGTGATGAAATCTTTTATCTGAGATACGGCAAACACGCCCGCAACGGTCTTTCCGATTTTCTTGAACGAATCGTCAATTCTCGCACCTTCATCAACAGCCGTTTGCCCGATACCTTGAAGCAAGCGGCGTGACTCGGACGCTCCAACTCTTAACTGTGAGTTATCAAGACCGACACCGTAATTTAATCTTCCACCGTCATTATTCATTATGCCAATTATTTAATCGCAGGTTTCAAAAAATTTTCTTACTTCTTCTTTGTTTCTCGGGTCATCAGCCTTGATGACCTTTTGTTCTTCACCCTTTTTCCCGTCATTTTTCTTATTGTATGTCGGGAGAATTGCCCCGTACATTATCATGTTTGTATAGCTGATATTGTGCAGAACGTAGTCGAAAGTCAGATTATACCCTTTTGCGAAACCGCCAATTACAGCCCAAATGCTGTCGTTCAATTCTCCACTTTCCTCGGATGAAGAAGATTGAGTTCTGTCAGGAAAGTGGTAAGCCCGAAAAAATCGGCAATCTGCATTTTTGATAAAATTTGGCTCACAATCAGGTTCAGGGCTTTCGGCTCGACATCTTCAAGAAGTTCTTTTGCGAGTTCCGCTTTTCTGTCAATGGTAATTTCAACCTCAACCATGTGCTGGCGGCGAATAAGCCCGCACAGATACCGTTTTTCTTTGATTTGCTGAACTTTCTTCTTCTCAATGATGTTCTTTGCGCCAAGAATGAGAATAGCCGCTATGTCGCCGAGAATACGGCAGTCTTTCGCCACGGACAAAGTTTCTTCAACGACCTTTTCGGCGTCAAGCACAATATGGGGAAGTTGCGAGATAGCCTCTGAAACAAGAATAAGTGTCGCAGTACTTGCGTGGGCGACCTGATATGTCTTTTCGCCAACCTTGACATCCAAAGGCTTTTCAAGGACGGTTTCCGCAACCATCTGTTCTATTGTCTTTTCATTCATAATCTGATATTTTTTAAGTTTCTAATCAGGGGCGGGAGCCGGAATCGAACCGACATGCAACCGGGAAATGCGTTCAGGCTTCACGGTGGATAAACCAGTGTATCAATCCCGCCAAAGGCTTTTAGCCTTTTGGTTTTGTATAGGGCTTGACTATCTTCCCCGTTTTTGGTTTCAGACAGCGTGCGACATAATGAAGCATCTTTCCATCTGCGGTTGAGTAGCTCTCATCGCAACGAACCACGGAACGGTCAATTAACGAGCCCTCGCATTCTTCATCTTCGGGCGTGATTCGGAAAGCGTGCTCGCCTGAAATCAATCCGTCATTGTCTTCAAAAGGACGTTCTTCGCCTTTCTTGACAAACAAGTCAAATTCAAGCGTGTAGGAATTCTTTCCGTATCGTACATCGACAAGCTCGCCGCCCTCTTCCGTGGCGGTCTTCTCAGTCCCCGCAGTTGGGGTTACTTTTGTGGTATCTTCCTTTGGCGTAGGAAGTTCCGTCCATGATGCGCTCGCTCCGGGAGCCCCGTCTATTGAGGGGGTGGTTTCAATTTTGCATTTACCCCATGATAATACTGACATAACTTATTCGTTTTAAATGTTCTACATTGATTTGATATTCAGAGGCGCATCATCGCTGCCGAAGAAATCATAATGAAGTTTCACAACGATGAAATGCTGATTGATGTCAGGTTCAGCCTCCGTGTAAATGGTTTGTTGAAGCCTGAATTTATAACAGGACTTATCGGCAGTCAGGCTTTTAACCCATTTATCGGCGAGACGTTCTATTTCTTCTGCTCGCTGACCGTCTTCAACGAAAACCCCGTTATCGTAAGGGTCAACATCTGGAACATAGATATTCACGGTTACAACGCCCGTTTGAATGTCACCCGAAAGACCCGATGTGAATATCACAACGGCATCCTCCTTGCGGCTGTCTCTCGGGCGATTGCTGGTCTTACCGTCCCCTCTGTAAACGTCCCCTGAAATCATCGAGGAAAGGGTACTGTTTTTCAGCAGACGGTACACGTCCCCTTGAATTTGTTTTGAAGTCTTAGCCATATAAGTTCTGTTTAATGAAATCCGAGTTGTTTCAACATTTGCGGTACAAGACGTTCGGCAAGAAGTTCTGAACTGTCGAGAACGTCAAGCCCCTTTGCGGACACATAAGAAGCGTAGTTCATACCAGCCACGACAATAAGGCAAATACCCTGCGGGAATTTTCTTGCGAGGCTTTTCACATACGCCGCCCCCTTTGAAGAACCGTCCTTGCCTTGTTTCACGGTTTGGAAGCTGGAAGAATGGATTATTCGCCCGTCAACCGTGATAACATAACCGATTGAACTTCTGAGGTTGCCCGTGCGGTCTTTGTAAGAATTGGTTGAACGTGCCCGGTTCAAGACTGCCTCCCCGATATACATCAGGTTTCGGATAAGAACTTGTTTCAGCCTTTCAAGCTGCTGTTCTGTATATCTGTCAATCTCCGACATCGGTGTTAGTTGTGTGATAGGCATATTCCTCTCAGTTATTTTTTGCGAAATCGGCGCATGTTGCGTTTACTTTTCTTATTGGTATGTTTGACCGGGTTGAAAAAGCAAAGCCGACATACAGCCGCAAATCGCTTTAGACCAAAATTCTTACTTCGCACACGGCTTCAAGCGGTTCAGCTTGAATTATTGAAAACGTGCCAATCTCTTTCCCTGACAGGTCTTTCAAGCGTAGCTGTTCCGAGGGAACGGGTTGTTCTTCAATCAGAATTTCATAGGAAGCCACAGTAAAATGTTCCCCCTTGATAATTCCGAGTTGGTTGAACTTCTTCGCCTTGAACTGACAAGGGATAAGCTCGCCCCACGCCACGGAAGACGGTTTGATGGGATAGCCCGTTTCAGGGTCAATCCCGTTCGCTGTCTTTGTCTTGAATTCGATTGTTCCGTTTTGAATAATCATAGCCGAGAGCCTTTATATCCGTAAATGGGTTTGTTTGCGCTGCCGCTGTCATCGTCAAAGTCTTTGTACAAGGCTTTAGCATGATTGCGGAGTTGCGTTCTCTGTTCGTCCGTGAAAGAGTAGTTCTGCCCGCCCTGAGACACGTCAGGAGCGAAAGACAGCCACAGAAGCAAGTCTGCTTTGGCGAGGTTGTAGTTTTTCCCTTTCAGAACCTCTTCTGTCGCTTCCGTGTCAAGGTTAAGCCCCCGTTTGTCCGCTGTCTCAACAAGTGTTCGGAGCGGTATCGGGTAGGCGTTTATACCTTTCAGGTTTTCAATCACTTTTGCCATAATTCAAGACCGTTTTTAATCCCAATCTTGTGCGTCCGTTCTCACGTAGATGTTGCGGTAAGCCGTATCAAATACGGGGATAGCGTCAGCCTGACCGATTGTAACCTCGCTCTTAGGCTCAATCGTACCGTACTTCTTGACAACTGTATGGGCACGCACGGCTCTCAGAATTGTTTCTTCGTTTTCCTGAAGAATGTCATACTGTGTAGAACCGAGTATTTCACTTTCTGACAAAATCATACGGCTGTTCTCAAACGGGTTGCCGGAAGTCTGTGAACCGTCTGAAAATTCACGGGTGATGGTTTGGTCAATAACACGAAGTTGAATACCGTTCAGCCATGCTTGTTTTGCGAGCATGGTGTTTACAGCAGCCAAGTCAGGTGTTTGAGAGATACCGAGGGCATTGGCGGCGAAAGAAGCGCACTGTTTAATGATTTGTTCCGCAGAACAGATTTTGTACAGTTCATCCAAGTTGATGAAAGCGAACTTCAGATTCAGGTTATTATCCTTACCCAGCTTCACAAATTTAGCAAGGTCGCCGATAATGTCAGCAGTTGACTTGTTGTTCCAATCAACGGATGATTTGGTTTTCATCTCATCATCCACGTCATAGTCAAGGTCAAATTCATTGGCGTAGGTTGCGTTCGTGGTGGTCGTGAATTTAAGCACACCAGCGTTTGATGCAAGTTTCCATGCAATATATTCTTCCTCCGACTGAACGCCGTTGAAACAGAAGTCAACATCGTTTCCCCAATACTCAACCAACTTTGTTGCGTCTTCGTCCTGAGCAAACGCCAAAGCGGTCTGATAATCCTTAATTTCAGAACGTGAAAGTTCACGGCTGATAGAGATAAACGGAATATCTCCACGTGCGCTCTCGAATATCGGGCGGCGTTTGCGCATGATAGTTCCGTTATCGGTGTGCAGGTCGGCGGCGACATTCTTCTTTTCAAGCTGGTTCGTTAATGTTTTCCAGTTGAAGCCGTTGACTTTCTTGACCGGAAAATGCTTCCCGAAAAGGAAGCCGGAAGCGTCAGCCGAGTTCAGACGGGCTTGAACCATTTGCTCGGTCAAACCCTGAATCATTGTATTTACAATAGTTCCCATAAATTACTTACGATTAATAGTTTATGATACCTTTTAGGTGTTTCATCACGCATTCGGGAAGCGGGTTGCCCTTTGTTACGCCAATAAGCCAAGCGTCCGTGTCAAGGTTTGAGTTCGGCACGATAGGCTTGCCTGTTCCGACAAGTGAAAGCGGTGTGTATTTCAGTTTTGATGTTGTCGTTGCCGATTCCTCTGCCGCTTCAATGATAAAGCCGCCTTTCTCAATCTTCACGCCGAGAGTTGTCCCGACCTTGATTGTGTCATGGGTTTTCTCTGTGGTTGTAATTTCCGTGATAGCATAAGCCTTACCACCTTCATCAGCCATGACGAAATCGCCCACTTTGAAATTGTGACCTTTGTTTACTTTGATGTCGGTTGCGGCTGTTGTAGCTTCTGCCGACAGAACGGCAATCTTCACAACGTGACAAATGCCGTTGTCGGGTGCGCTCAGTACTGCGCCTTCGTTCAGAAAATCGCCGCCGAGTTCAGAAACCTTGACTGAAACACCGCCGCGAATATCCGCTGTTTTGTGCATGAAGACACGAGGGGTACGTGTGTCTTTCCTGCGTGTTACTGTCATTCCCATTTTTTTGAATGATTTTGAGTGTTAAACATTAGAACGGCTGACCGTCAGCGGGCTTGTTATCACGGTGTGATATCGCCTCTATCTGCTCTTTTGTCAGTTCGTTCCCTTGACTTGATGAACCGCCGTTCTGTGCGGATGGTCTTCCGAAAACAGCCCCCTTTGCCCGTGTGTCATTGACAATGCCGTCCACCTCGGAAGTGATTTCGCCGACAAGCGTGTTGAACTGTTCATCGGTCAGACCGTCAACAGGTGTACGCTCGTAAGCTTTTCTGAGATTTTCGGGAAGTTTCTCAATGATTGTGGAAAGTTGTTGCTTGCGGGTTGCAGTTGTACGGTCTCCGTCCATTTTGTTCAAACGCTCGGTTATCGTCTTGTTGCTTTCGATAAGAGCCTGTGCCCAAGCCGGAACTTGCTCGACCCCTGCGGATTGTGTCTGAACGGTTTGCGTTCCTCCCTGCTGACCGCCCTGAGAACCGCCCCCGTTATCAACCTTTTGCCCGTCTTTCAGACCGTATTTGGTTTCATAGGTTTGTACGGCTGTTTGTTGGGCTTCTGTCGCACGGCTGTCGCCGTAGCTTTCAATGATTTCGATAAACTCTTTTGTTACCCCTGCAACGGCAGTTGTAACTTGTTCATCAGTAGTTACAGTCTTGGCGAGTTTGTCGGCAATCCTGTTCAATACATTTGCGTTGACCCCCGGAAATTTGGCTTTCAACGCTTCTAAAATCTTTTGTTTCATAACGACTTCTTTGTTTAACTGATAAGTTTACTGCAACAAAGGTATGGTTTATTTCTTAAAGTGATTACAATATACTCATAAAAATAACGCTTTTTTCTTGTTTATCTCGGTTTTTATGCTATAAAATATACTTTTAAGCTGTTTTGAGATTGTTCATAAAACAATGGAGTTAAATACTACGGAAGTGGAGTTAAGTGGGGTTAAAAATAATCTGTCCAGTTAATTTTTACCCGAAAAAGTTGATTATTTCCAAAATACTTAACTTATATTTGCAATGTGATTAAGATGTAATCACTTTTAAACCTCAAAAAACAGAAATATGAAGACGATAAGTTTAGCATACAGCACAAGAGAAATCAACCGAAATTTCAGAATCAAGGTTTCAGGCGTTGACGGCGAGGGCAATAAGGTTCACAAGCTGGTTGGCGTTTCAGGGGCTATCGCTCTTATCGGTGTTGAAATGTTCAATAAACTTTTGAAGCGGGCTTTCAACAGCGTTGAGGACAAATGCGTATGCAAACTCAGGAGAGGTATCAAATTTTCATTTTATATCAAATAATAGGGAGGATAAGACAATGAGAGCAACAAAGTACATCAATTCTAAAGGATTCCCCAAAGGAGCATTTATTTATAACATCAAGAAAGATGGAACAAGGTATGCCAAGCCGACATTCATTGAATTTATAGGTTTTGAAACAACAGCCGAGGATGTTGCTGAAAGGATGCGAAGACTAAATCCTAATTCAATGTTTGAAGCGGCAGAAAATCAAGAAAAGTTATTAATGGATTAAAAATCAAGAAAAGATAATATGGAAAGTATCATCGAAGCAGCTTATATGTCTGGCTTTGAGCCAAGTTCAGAAGACTTGACGGAAGCCGCCTTGTATGAGGAAGCAAAAGAGTATTTAGAAAAATCAATTCAGTATTAACCAAATAAAATTTTCAAGTATGGAAACAATGACAGTGACAAATGAAAAGACCCTGCAACAGGGTTTGAATGATGTTGTAATCAACAAGGTTCAGAGAATGATAGACGGCAAAGCCGTTGGAGTTCAGGCGACAATGGAACGCCTTATCAGCGAGGGGAAGATAGCGCAGGATTATATCGCCCCGATAGGCGTTAACCTGAGACAGAAAGACCACAGCCCCGTGATAACATTCAACGGCGGCGGCGACAAGCTGGTAATGAACATGCCTGACGGTCAGTTCTCACTCCATGATAACGCCATAGGTCAGCTTGCCGACAGAATGGGAGTTCCGCAACGCTATCTCAGACAGCTTGCGCAAGGGGCTACATGGGCGAAAAGCCTTGCCGCCGAAATTCTGAACGAGCATAGCGGATGGACGGAAAGAAGCCGTGTTCTTGTTAGAACCGTTGGGGAACAGGTTCGGGGCGTTCTCTCTGACAGTTATCGCCGTTTGAACAGTGTTGAAATATTGACCGCCTTTGTTCAGGAAGCGGCAAAGCAAGGAGCGGTTATTTCGGACGCTTATATGAATGACATGCAAATACGCATTGAAAAGTGTACCACCCTACTACTTGAAAAGTGTACCACTTATCAATTAGTACCTGGTACACTTTTGCATGCGTAACTACAATGAATGACACAAAGGTTTGGGCTGAAACAATTCTGCCACAGCCGCTTGTTATCCCGACAGCGAAGAACGGCGATGTCATCATATTTGCTGGCGCACGTTTCTCAACTTCTGACTACGGGGACGGGGCAGTTGACATGCGGGCGTTTCTTTTGAACGGGGCTTGTCTCAATGGCATGGTTCGTGAAAGTGTGATGAAGCAGGTTCACTTGGGTTCTAAGCTACCTGATAATCTGAAACTATCCAACAAAACGTATGAACTTGACACGAAGACCACTGTTTCAGCGGTCAAAGACCTGACAAAAGGTTTGTTCGGGAAAGATAATCTGATGAAGAAAGCCTACGAGATACAAGGGGCTTCCGAAATAGATGTTGATTTCGAGCATGAATTGAAGAACCTGACAAAAAACGGAAGTCTTCTGAAACAGGAAAGCAAGGAGGTTGAAAAGATTTTGATGCGCAATGACCCCGATGACGGCGTTCAGGGAGGTTCAACCCTTTGGAAACTCACTCAGGCAATCACGGCTCACGCCCGTGAATTGACTCCCGAAAGAAGCCGTGAACTGCATGAAATTTCAGGCTCGCTTCTCAACCGTGTGAAATTACAAGCATAACAACCACGCCCGACAGAGAGCCGTAAAAGCCCTGTGTCGGGCTTAAAAACCGAGAGACAACGATGACAGACGAAAAGAAATTTGAGTTCAATGAAGATATTGACAATGATTGTTTAATGACATGGAAGAACGCCCGGACTTTGGGACGTTATAAAGCCCTCTGTAATGAACGTGATTCGGTTGACGTGAAGAAATATGATTGCTTCTTCGCTTTCGGTAATGAATCATTCGCAAGGGGTATGAAAGGAATACGCCCTTTGAATGACGGGGAGAAGATTTACAGTTTCGGAGCAGGAGGCTATGGCACAAAAGACGGTATAGAACGCCTGTTCAAGTTTTACGAAGACATGGAAGCCAGAATAAAGAGTGAATGTGACCCGCAGGAGGTTTATTGCTATGAATACAATAACCATGAATGTTGCATTGCCTTTGACGGGGATATAGAAGCTATTAGGCTTGTTGCCCGGATATGGGGTGTCGAGACGGCGAAAACAATCAAACGGAGGTCGGCTTTTTATAGAGTTGAAGAACTTTTCAAAAATAATTAATTGAAAAAGTAATGTTTTCTACGAGAAAACCTACATTATCTCGTAGAAAACTATGCTTAATTAGTGTTTTCTGCGCAAGAAACCCCTAAAGGAGAGGAAAGAAAAGAATATAGAAAAAAATACTACTAACGTAGTATAAAAAAAGACCCTGACGGGTCAGGCGTACACACCCTGATTTTGGGAATGGGGTTCGCCTGACACAAGGTTGGGGCGTTAAACAGAAAAAGACTATGGCGAAAGAGCAAAAGACGATTTACCGGGTTCAGTTCAAAGAACCGCCATTGAACGATGACGAAAGAACAGAGTTCTTCTTCACGTCACTTGCGGCGATTTATGATGTCTTCACGGCAGAGCAAATCGGCTGCAAGGTCAACCGCTTGTACAACATCGGTTTGCCTGACGGTACACCGTATGACGGGAAACGTTGCCTGATAACTCAAGAGGCGATTCACAGTAAGGCGCAGAAAAAAACGTTCACGGGCTGAGAAATAAAATAAGCCCGAATAAGCCGATTTAAGGCGTTATTTTGAGTTAGCTTATAACTTGCACAAGATTGACTGCGAAAATCCAACAGCGGGGCTAAAAACAGGTAAATTGGCGGTATTTGTGATTACAATGTAATCATATTATCCGGTTTATTCGTTTGAGGCTTTCAAAAAATATTCGCTTTTTTTGCGAACTTTCAGAAAAAGAACTTATCTTTGCGGAAGAAAAAGAACTGAATATGGAAATAATCTTCAATGAAGAATATCTTCGGGAAATGTATAATACCGGGCGAACGGATAAGAAACACCGTTTTCAGCCTCA